CTATTAGACCCCTCACTTCTGGAGGACTACTTAACGTCCCAAGAGGGTGAAGAGTCTATTATTAACACAATCAGCAGAAACGCTGATGCCGTTCGCGTAGCGGTTGAGGGGGAATAGCGATGGCCAGCAGTACCAATGCAACAGCCACAGGAATGGAAGACCTGTTATCCAAAATAATTACGTTCCTCACAACTGATGCCCAACTTGTGACGGACAGCCAGCAATGGGTTGTAATGAGAAGCCGAAGAGACAACATACTTTCGGCCTCTTCATCTTTTGCAGAGCAGTTAGGCGCGCAGGACATGCGGTTAATTGAATCATTCCGGTATGACGGGCGGCTCCTCAATGTGACAAGCACAGCGGGAACAAGTGCTTATTTTCATGGTGGCACGTTCACTGCTGGCGTAAGTAATATCACAATGCAGCTAAAGACCACACGCGATGTGGTGGCGGTAACGCTTCGGGCTGCATCAAATACCGGCAGCCAGTACACACCGACAGGCTTCAAACTACAGTATTCAGACGATGGCACAACATGGACAACAGCCACCACGGTTACAGGGGAGCCGGTATGGGGTCAGGGGGAACGGCGTACCTTCTCATTTACCAGCGCAGGAACCCACGTCCATTGGCGTTTTATCGTAGACACTACGGCAGCCAGCTCTATTGTCTCCTGGGCTGAAATGCTGCTAGAAGAGTCAGACGGCACAATCGCCAACCATTTTGGTTCTGATGTCATTTTCAAAGCCCCCGGCAATTCGGCCACGGATCAGATTTACACGGGAATAAGAACCCACTCCAGAACGAGCGCAGGTTGGCATAACTTTCTTATGAACGGCTTTACTGGATACGATGCAGGGGAAGAGAGTTTTTTCCTACAGCCGGGCGCGCTTACGCCATACGGGAACACGAATCCTTTGTCTGTTCCGGTAGTCCCATTATGGGACAACTCTATTCCTTATTGGCTTGCAGCCGATGGCCGATCTATGCGCTTTTCTGTTAAGGTATCCACTTCCTACGAAGGCGGGTACTTAGGATTTATGCTACCTTATGCCACACCTTCCCAGTACCCTTACCCACTTCTGGTGGGCGGATCTTTGGCGGTCAGTGACACAAGCAACAGGGACACAGATTTTCATTACTCTTTTGTGAGCGCAAGGCATGGCGTTTTTGTCGGGCCGGGTGTTGAAATACGCCCAAGCATTGAATACTTAGACGCTGCACTGTACTTGAGACAATCAAACGGTTTTTGGGGCTATCATGGGAACAGGGGTACTGCATCCGAAACAGTTAGCGGCCCATCCCAAAACGTAAGCCCCCCTTATGCGCCTGTCACTTTTGATGGGTACCGGTTTGTTTGGCCTCATTGCATGGCAGGACAGACAGCAACTAACAGGCTTCCCTATCAAGAGGCGATAGGGGGAGGGTATGTCTTGCAGCCTTGCATTCTTGGGCAAGCCCAACCTTCGGTTGAGATATTTGGTGAGCTTGACGGCTGTTTTTCAGTGTCGGGATTCAATAACGCACCTGAGAACACTATGACAGTATCAGCGGTTAACTATACGATATTTCAGAACAGTTACAGAACTACGTCCCACGAGTTTTGGGCATTGAGGATGGATTAAATGGCTTACGAAACAGGAACGGCAAGCAGCGTATCAAACCTTTTAACCAAATTATCAACCTACTTACTGGCCCAAGGATGGACAATAAACCGGGATGTTGTGGCGGGGTCAGGTAGGGAGCTTTGCGTATCAAAAGGAACCGCTTTCTTTAATATGCGCGCTTATGAAAACGAGAGCATGGTTATCAATGGAATAGTTAACACACGATACGGGATAGCCCTTAATGGCTCTGATGCTTATGGGGCTGGCAGCGCATGGGACAAGCAGACAGGCTACCCACTACGCACCACCACAACCGGGGGGGATCAGGCTCATGCTAACATGCCGCTACCTGTTTACTTCGGGCCGTTTCCGTCTTATCACTTTTTTACACCAAACGCTAACACTGTTTTTGTGGAGCTTGAGGTGGCTAATGGGATTTTTCAGCGTTTCGGGTTCGGCTCTTTGGATATTTTCAACGCTGGCGCATCGGGGGGTGGTCGGTTTTTCTACGCCACAGGGGGTAGCCATCCCAGCACCGCGACGGGGAGTAACACTTGGTTGGGGTCTCATTCTGACCAAGCTTCCTACGCTCTTGAGTTGGTGCCGTTTCGTTGCGCAGACTACACAACAACTAAAGCCCTCTCGGGTTCTTTCGTGCGTGTCGGGTTTGATGCGTTCGACGGTTGGGCAGGGTCAGCGCGAACAATCGCAGGAACAGAGGTGGCCGAAGCTTGCCAAGGTGGGGGCATTCACGACAAAGTGATAAGAGATTTTTCCCCATCCCCTCTAAGCGGTGTGGGTATCCTAACGCCCAACCTGGTATCCATTAACCGCGCAGGCGTAGGGCTTTCACCACTGGGTACCATAAATGGTATGCGTTACGTCGATATGACAGGCTACGCAGCAGGGGAAGAGATAATATTGGGGGCGGACACATGGAAGATTTTTCCTTGGTACCAAAAAGACGGCATAACTTATGGCCGGGGAATAGCACTACTTAAGGTCTAATATTATGGCAATTGTAACCGGTGTGGGAGTGGTTTTGTTCGGTACAGAACCGGCAAGCGGTGCCGCCATTAGTAGCAATCTGTCTACCGGTGCGTGGTCGGATCAGTCGCCCCCACTAGCTGCCAAAGAAGCAGCAAGCGCGCTGCACGGGTCAGCAGTGGACAACCTACCTATCTCAATGCTTGGGCAGTCGCCTACAGGTTTTATCGCCCCTATGTTTGGGGCAGACTATTATAACCGGATTCACATTACACCAAGCATGTTGGATGCTGGGAATATTGTCAGCGAACAGATTAAGACGGTGGAAATATGGAACGCCTACACAGGAACAAAAACCCTTAATACTTTGAGCGGTTCAAGCAGTGGCGTTGTATTGTCTGGTATCACTACACCTTCGGCATTTTTGCCACTTGAGAGCAAAACGCTTACTCTGACGATTGCAGCAGAGGGCGACCCCGAAATAAACACACAATATTCTTTATCATGGGCAGACAGTGCAGACAATGCGGCCTTAACAGTCTTGGGCGTAAGGGTAATATCCTTCCCCTATCCCTACAGTGTACCGGCCTCTGAATCACTCGAATGGATTACCGAAGTGGCGACCTCAAACGATGGAACCGAGCAGCGCCGAAGAATACGGAAAACACCAAAAGAACAATTAACCGCCATTTACCCAATGCAGCTAAACCAAGCGCAGAGCATGGAAAACCTCCTTTATGGATGGGTAGGGAAAAGGTGGGCTGTTCCGGTTTGGGCAGAGGCGCAACAGGTTGGCGTTATTAATTCAACCGATACCGTAATTAGTATTAATACCGCAATTGTTGGATTACTTGCCGGTGAATTAATTATGGTCTGGGATTCTGCCCAAACAAACACGCTGGCCAAAATAACCATTGTCGGAATAGGTCAGATAACGCTATCGGTTCCGGTCGGGATTGCCTTTTCTTCGGCGTATGTGATGCCTGTAAAAGTGGCGCGGATTAAAGGTTCTGTAAGAAAATCGACCGATGGGCAAAAATCAAACTTTAAAATAAAATTTGATTTTTATAACAGTGTTGAATTATCAACAACACCAACAGCCCAACAATATAAGGGGGCTGATATTTACCTAGACCCTATTTATAAAGGGGGTAACAGCTTTATCGAAGAGATAGGAACCCGTGTGGATGTGGTGGATTACGGAACCGGAAAAGGCGCGCAGACCCAAACCCCTTGGGCGCATAGTAAGCACGTTTTACCGCTTTCTTATTTGCTTGAAGGGCTTCAAGAGGTGTGGGCATATCGTGAATTTTTACACAGAAGAGCGGGAAAACTTCGGCCTTTCTGGTTGCCTACCTTTGAGAGTAATTTTAGTTTAGTACAAACTGGTTTGTTATCGAGTACCTTAATAGTGACGATAAACGACTATGTTAATATGGCCGAAATAGGCCGGAGCCATTTAGGTGTTTTATTGTTGGATGGAACGTGGCTACTGAGAGAAATAACAAGCGCGGCAAATATCGACACAACGACAATGACCTTAACAGTGGACAGCCCACTAAGCATTCAAGCGGACACGGTAAACACACTCTCATTTTTAGAGCTGAGAAGAATGGACAACGACAAAACCACGTTACAGTGGGGAACGGGTCAGGTTGTGAAAAGCAAAATTAAAACCATAACGGTGGACGGATAAAATGACCTACGCAGCAAAAGAAATAAGTGTTTTCGATGCCTACCCTGTTGAGCTTTTGACGTTCACAAGAGGCACGGGATCATGGCGCTACACTTCGGCAGATGAAGACAAGCTGATAACAGGATTTAATTATTTAGCTGTTCAAATTAAATCGGGTAAACTGGTCAATTCTCAGGAAATGAGCAAAAACAATCTGTCAATAAAATGTGAGAAAAACCTAGGTTTTCTGCTTGCCTATCGTGGCAGCCCCCCAAGTACGCAGACCACTGTAACGCTGCAAAGGTACCATGAGGGCGATGGCGAAATTATCACGCCGTGGACAGGCCGCATTGTTAACGTGACGTTTTCCGAAAAAGAGGCAACCATAAAATGTGAGCCTACTTATACGTCGATGAAGCGGCAGGCACTACGCCGAAAATATCAGACAAGTTGCCCCCATGTACTGTACGGCAAATTCTGCGCGGTATTGGAGGCCAGCTTTAGGACAGATGCCACATTAACGGCTGTTGTTGGGCGAACCGTAACAGCGGCAATTTTCGCCACGTTAGCAAACGATTATTTTTCAGGCGGCTTTATCACATGGAACAATGGCCAGTTTTTAGAACGTCGATTTATCACAGGACACACAGGGGACACACTAACGCTTAACCTCCCCATTGCTGGCCTTGTGTCAGGCCAAACCGTGGCGGCATATGCAGGATGTGACCATACGTTAACAACCTGTAACACTAAATTCCTAAATGAGGTAAACTATGGGGGGCAGCCCTTCTATCCTGACAAGAACCCAATGGGCGGTGATCCCGTATTTTAAGGAGTGTTTAGTTATGTTTATCGCCTTTATGATTGGGCTTTTAGTTGCCGCTCTTGCCGCATCTACGCCACAGCCTGACAGACCCGCCCCCGCTTCACTTTCGGACGTTGGCGCGCCAACAGCAGAGCCGGGCCGACCCATTCCCGTGGTGTTTGGTACCGTTCTTGTTAAGTCACCTAATGTCGTATGGTATGGCGACTTAGGAAACAGCCCGATAACCACAAGCAGTGGGAAATGATTATTGTGCGGATTGAACACGCCAGAGCCATCAAAGGGGTGTGTTCTGCTGGAATGCGACGCTATGCGGAAAGATTGGGCATTGATTGGGGCGAGTTCCTTAAAAACGGTTGTCCTGTCCATCGGTTCGATCCACTGAAAAATGATTATTATATTGAGCAGTTAATAAGGAACGCAAAAAATGGGCGGATCTAGCAGCGTAACAATCGGGTATAAATATTATATGGGCTTTCAGGCCATTATATGCCATGGCCCAGTGGACGAAGTGCAAACCATTGTCGTATCTGAAAAAGAAGCATGGTCTGGCAATGTCTCGACCACACAGCAAATCTTTATCGACAAGCCCAACCTTTTTGGGGGTGAGAAAAAAGAGGGGGGGATTAGGGGCTACGTTGACATAGAAATGGGGCTTATGTCCCAACCTAAAAACGATTATTTAATAACTCAATTGGGGTCTACGATACCCGCCTTTCGCGGTGTTTTGGGGCTGGTTGTGCGTAAGGCATACCTTGCCGCAATGTCGCCTTACATTAAACCGTGGGCTGTTAGAGTAAAAAGAATACCCGCAAAAGATTGGTATGCGGCAAAAGCAGATATTAGCGGATCAGCAAACCCGGCGCATATTATTTATGAGTGTTTAACAAGTGAGGAATGGGGCATGGGCGCGCCAGCTTCACAGCTTGACCTAACAAGCTTTACATCGGCAGCGGATACGCTTTTTACGGAAGGCTTGGGCGTGTCGTTAATGTTGACAAATCCCGAAACAGTGGAAAAGTTTATTTATGAGGTATTGGGCCATTGTAATGGTATTTTATACACTGCCCAAGCAGATGGACGGTTCACTCTTAAGCTGCTGCGCGATGATTACGATGTGGGAACACTGCCACTTTTTGACCCATCAAATATATTAAAATTTAATAGTTTTTCACGCCCAAGCTATGCCGAAATAGTTAACGAAATTGTCGTTAAATACCAACCAAGGGGCGACGTAAAACAAGATAGTATTGTGTTACAGGATCTTGCCGCGATACAAGCCCAAGGGGGCGTTATCAGTCAGTCTGTTAACTATCCGGGAATTGATAACGCAGACAATGCGGCACGGGTTGGAATGCGGGACTTAAGACAAAGGTCAACACCTTTTGCAAAAATAAAAATCACAGTTAACCGGCAGGGTTGGCAGGTTGGGCGCGGTGAGGTCTTTAAGCTTACATGGCCAGAGCATGGCCTAAGTGATGTCGTTTTTCGAGTGCTTAAAATAGATCTAGGCGACCAAAAAAGGAGCAGCATTGTTATTGATGCCGTGGAGGATGTTTTTGGGCTTGATGCCACAACCTACGTTAATGAGCAGGCGAATTTATGGACAGACCCCATTGCTCCTGCCGGTGCGTTTTCCACAAAAGTGGCAGAAGAAGCTACTTACTGGGATCTTGTTCACCTTTATGGAGAGGATGGCGCAGAGATAACCGATAACAATTCTTACGCAGCTATGACAGCAGCAGAGCTGCCCAACTACATCTCAGATCTTGAGTTATGGACGAAACCGGCAGGCGGGGTATATGCCCTAGATGGAACCGGTGGGGCGTGTGTTTGGGCATTACTGTCTGCCAACATTGGCGAGCTTGATACCACAATAAACATAAGCGGCTATTCTTCAAACATGAAATTGACGCTACGGGATGCAGACCCGGCATGGGCAGGCGGCGACGCGGTAACGCTGGACACTTACGCTTATATTGGCTCTGAGATTATCAGAGTAGACAATGCAGACCTAGTAGCAAATACCTTGACCGTTGGGCGTGGCTGTTTGGATACGGTACCCGCTAACCACTCTCTGAACGATCAAGTGATCTTTTCAGAGCTGGGAAAAACATTCGGGACAACATCTTACTTATTGGGCGACTCTCTGGATATGAAAGCACTTCCCAGTAATGGAACGACACGCTTACCCCTCGCCTCTGATACAGCAGACACGGTGCCGATTGTCAGCAGACAGGGGAAGCCGTATCCCCCTAAGAAGTTTCGTATTAACGGCGCGGCATACCCTGCCACTGTTTTTGGTGATGATCCCATAACCATTACCGGTGTGGAAAGGAACCGATTCAACGAAACAGGCCGCCCCATGCTTGATGAATCAGCAGCGGGAATAGCTCCAGAAAGTGGCGTTTTTTACCATGCTGAAGCGGTCAATGCGTCAAACAGTGCCGTTCTTGAGAGTGTGAGCGGCTTGCTGTTGCCGTCTTACACCTTCAGCGCAGCGGACGTGCTAGTAGATACCCAATCGGTAAAACTGTCCTTGTGGGCAAGTCGTGGCGGTGTTGAATGCCATCAAAGAAACATCCATACAGTAACAAGAGTGGACGGTGGGGGAGTGCCGATCACTGCCGGGTTCACGCCTTCGGCTGATACCATAATCAGTGCAGGCGGTGTGGGTACCACAACAGGAACAAATTTAATTCCTTTGTATTCCGATGGAACAACACTCTACGGATACACACAAGAGACCGCACCGACTACCACGGCTCCGATGGCCGCAATTGTAACAAGATTTTACAGCACCACGGACGGTGCAACCTTTAACTACCTAGGAAGCCAAGGCGGAACACACCAAGAACTGGAACACGAAAACGGCGTGGCCGTCGGTGGTTCCTTCACTGTTGCGCTGCCCAAGTATTTGGGGCTGGATGCGGTACCACCTACCCAACAAGATTGGTATTCCGTAAAAACAACCACGTTGGCGGATTCCTACCCGCTTGATATATGGGCGGACACGCAGCCGCTATTGTGGGCAGTTGATGCAGGTCAGCCTGTCTGCATTGCATGGGATGCAGTTAATACACGCTTTGTTTCAATACGACATGATAAGCTTGTGCAGACCAGCACTGACGGCGTAGCATGGACACAGTTAGGTTTTATGGCTGTAGCGCCGTACAGCTCTTTCACCCTAACAGCTCAATCTATGCCCAAACTGATTAAAAGCGGGTCTTACTGGTATCTGTTTAATCCTCGCACGTTTGAGGGTGCGCGCGTCGGTGGTTCCGAAACGGATCAGCAGTTGCTACGATCAACAGACCTACTTTCTTGGGAAAATTGCCCCGGTACCGGTTTAGCTACGGCAGCGGGACTGCCCACACTGTTTGAGCCTAATACGTTCGCGGTTGGTGCCACGGTGATGATTGTCACCGCGCGCGCAGATGTGGACGCGAACACAAACACGGGTAATTTTCAGAGTATCAGCAGAGCAACAGACGGCTACCAATTCACGCAGGTAAGCCAAACCTTAGATTCCTTAATGATTACGGAACTTGTGGCTTTGCCTAACGATGTTTTCTTGGGCGCTACGTCAAGCGGTGTCTACGTTTCAACGGGGTTAGGTGTGTTGTGGGCGCATACTGCACTATCACCACCACCGCACAAGATGCGAGCAGTGGGGAGCGCGGTGGTGGCACTACGCAAGACAAAGAACGGGAACACAGAGGATGAACTATGGAAAACTACCGACGGTGTGAGCTGGTCGCTTGTGGTTGTTGCCCCAAACGTGTCTAATATGAACCATAGGCATTGGAGGATTAAAGTAACACGTCCACCTAATCCGCTGGCTGTTGTTGCTTTTCAAGAGTTGGCATTCTTTGACGGTGCCACAAAACAGACAGGATACACAAAAACCAAAGGTTCCGGTATTAATTTAGCCAGTATCGACGATGGGAACAGCGCCACTTTTTGGCAGACAACATCCTCCACTAGCGTGGCCGGGGGTGTGGCTTGGGTGGCTTTTGATTTTTCCACAAATAGAACAATATCAGCCGTTGAGTGTAGTGGGGGGACAAACAACAGCACAGCAGCAGCCCCCCAAGAAATTGAAATAGAATATAGCGACGATGGCACAACGTGGCACCCGGCATGGTTCGAGACTAACTTAACATGGACAGCAGGCGAAAATAAACGGCTGGAATCTGCATCCTAATAGGAGTTTAAGGTATAATGAACGAAAAAGACCCACACGGTATAAGCCAGCATAAAGCAGGCTGCAAGCTTGATAAAGGAAAATGCAAAGCAGGCATCCTAGGCGACTTTAGCCGCGCACTACTTGAAGTGGGCGCGGTTGGTACTTTTGGCGCTGAAAAATACAGCCGTGGAGGTTGGCAATCAGTAGACAACGGCATAGAACGCTACTCAGATGCACTATGGCGGCACTTACTGAAAGAGCAGCAACAGGACAAAGATTCTGATTCTGGCATAAAACACGCGGCCCACTTAGCGTGGAATGCCTTGGCCCGGCTGGAGCTGATGTTGCGGGAAGAGGTGGATAATGGAAATTGACTTATTAAACACTCAGGAGATTGCGGCAATGTCACTATCACTAGAAGAGCTTAAGGGGATTGCAAGAGCAGCAGCAAAAGAGGCCAGTTTATCAAAAGAGGATATAGGCCTCATAGTTGTTGTGGCAGTAAAGGAAACACTTGTTACGCTTGGGGTTGATGCAAGCGAACCGCTGGAAATGCAAAAGGATTTTCAATCCTTACGAACATCAAGAAAAAGCAAGGAAGAGTTAGGGAAAAAACTAAGAATGTTCTTCCTAGGCGCTATCCTGTCAGGAATAGCGGGTTTTGTTGTTGTTGGTTTTAAGATGTGGGCTGTTGCGCCAATATAGTGCGGAACAATTGGTAGGCAATGGCAGGATGAATAGAGTTCCCAATCATCTTGTTTCTGTCCATCCGATTGGGTAGCCCTGCATCCACTCTAAGTGCTGGGGGTTTAGTTCCCCCGATCCCTGTCTTTTCGCTTCCCCTGTCCACAAGAGACCGTAAATAGCTGCATCTTTCAGGGTTCCCACCTTCCCCAGGCCCTTCCTTGGGCCACTGAATTGCTTTTGCATACCCTCTGGGGATCTTGCCGCCATACAATCCATTGCTTGTGGTGTGGGCCACAATAAAAACTCTTCTCCTGTTATGGTTTGCACCGACGGCAAGAGCTGGAATAACAAACGGTTGGCAGGCGTAGCCGATGCCTTCCAAGTCATACAGCACGTTATCAAGTCCCAGCTTGACGTGACCATAAACATTTTCACAAATGACCCAAGAGGGGCGCGCTTGTGCAATAATGCCGCGCATGTACGGCCAGAGATGGCGAGGGTCTTTTTCCGCTTTCTGACTTCCCGCAACACTGAAGGGCTGGCATGGGTAGCCACCTGTGATGATGTCGATTCCTGCATAGTCATAGCCGTTTAATTCCTTTATATTGTGGTGAATTGGTACGTTTGGCCAGTGCCTAGATAAGACCTTATGGCAGCTTTCGTCTATCTCACAAAAGCCCAAGGTCTGTATTCCTGCGCGATGGGCGGCAAGTGCAAAGCCGCCAATTCCAGAAAATAAGTCTAGGTGAAACATTAGCAGATCACCACAAGAATATCGCCTGACGTTTTAAGTTGGTTAATGTACGCAATTCGGCGTACAAGCTTAAGCGTTCTACAAGCTTGCATCTCCGAGTATGGGTAGCGCGCAGAGGGTGAGCGGCAAGAAAAAAACGGCTGTAATTTTGGGGCTGCATAAAAACGGCCAGCGTTATCAAAATCACCGGCAGGATAAAGCTTTTTATCCTTAAGTGCGGCAAACGCCTCTCTTATTTCTACGTCATTGGTTTTGCAGAACCGTCTGTATTGGTCAGTTTCGGATTTATCACAAACAAAAGCGTATTTTCCCCAAATATCTTTCTTACCTTCTAGTTGTTTTTTCATGCTAATCATTAGGGTGTTCCTTTTCGTTGTTTGTTGGTACAGCTCAATAATAGTCTACGAAAAACAAAAGTAAACCACTTTTTATTCTCACGTTACGCCCAAACAGAATACCACTCCCTTTTTCTTCATTAATTAAAAACCGCGCCATCTTTTGGTGATTACTCTATTAAATCACTGGATCAAGTAATTAAAGGGTTAATAGTCCATTAATGATTAAATCTGTCTTATGTTGTCTTAGGTTGTGCTTAGGTTGAAATAGGGTAAAAGTATACAGCTAAAGATAGGTTAAGTTATTGATTACAATAAGGAATAGTGTGTTTGTCTTACAGTAATCAAGATGACTCAACCTTTTTTTACATTCTGTAAGCTTTTCGTTTAATAAGCCCTTTTTACTTCTATTTATCTTATCTAATTTTAACCTAAGATACTTGATTAACTAAAGATATAATACTATAAACCTTTGATATTAAAATAAAATAACTATCTTAGGTTTTATACTTTTGCTTTTTTTTATCTTAAGATGAAATTTCAGAAAAAAATGCTTGACCTTTTGGACGCTAGGAGTATATTGGGGCTTAGAAAAGGAGAGAATTATGGAATACACACACAAACTAAAGCCGTTCCCCCATCAAGAAGAAGAGTTTTTAAGTTCGCGTGATCTTTCATCACACGCCATACTCTGGGAACAGGGAACGGGAAAATCCAAACTGATAATAGACACGGCCTGCTGGCAGTTTATGAATGGCGTTATTGATTGCGTCGTGGTTGTCGCGCCTAATGGGGTGCATCGTAACTGGATAGAACAAGAAATATTTGAACACCTACCGGACAACGTACGAAAACAGTCTTACGCCTTAGCTTATGTGGGCACACGGTCAAAAACCCAAAAACATCAAAGAGCTGTAGAGCTGCTGCTAAACAATCACGGCCTTTCTTGGTTCGCCATCGGTTATGAAGCATGGAACACGAAAAACGGAAAAGCAGCATTGTTGCAGTTGTTCAACCGTAGAAAGGTTTTCCTAGCCCTAGACGAATCCCATTCTATTAAAAACCCTGATTCCAAACGCTCAAAATCAATCATCATGGCCAGCGACTACGCCACCACGCGCAGGATTCTAAGCGGTACCCCCATCTCAGTTGGGCCATTCGATCTATATTCACAGATGCTTTTTCTTGATAGTCAGTTTTGGGTAAAACACAACCTTCCCACATTTGTTGAGTTTAAAAAGCACTTCGGTATTTTTGGGCAGATATGGAATCCCAAGGCTTGGAACCCCAACACGCACCGCCGAGATGGAAACACGGTGGACGTGCTGCGCGGATACCGTAGACTGTCAGAGCTTACCGAGATGATTGGGCCGATATGCTCCAGAGTTGAAAAAATGGCTGTTCTTGACCTTATTCCCAAAAAATACAGAACGGTTTATTTTGACCTCTCAGACGAACAGGAACAGCGATACAATGATATAAAAAATGATTTTGTAACATGGATCAACGAAGAGACCCAAGCAGAGACACGGGATTCCTTAAAACTTTGTAACACTTGTGGTGGTTCCGGTGAGCTTGAAGAAGCAGGGTTTTTTTACAACTGCACTGAATGCAATTCAGGGGAATTTAAAACAGGTGTAAACCAGACAGGTGAGGCCATTTTTGCAGATATGGCCATAACACGGCTTTTACGGTTGCAGCAGATAACGTGCGGGTATTTACCCACTGATAACGAGTCAGACCCACTTTATAAGATCGGGGGAAGTAATCCGCGCATGGGATGCCTTCTCTATGAAGTCAAAAAGCACAACGGGAAAATAATTATATGGGCGCGCTTCAAAGAGGACATTAGTCAAATAATGGCCGCATTGTCTGATATGGGTGTTAGTGCTGTTCGCTACGACGGCCAAGTATCCGAAGAGGGTAGGGCAAGAGCTAAAGCATTGTTTCGCGGCATTGAGCCGGTATACGATGGCGCAGTGGTAGTGGGAAAGCGGTCTATTCCAGAGAGTGAGCAGGCGCGGATCTTTGTGGCAAACCCAGCAGCAGGAGCTACCGGCCTAACACTCACAGAAGCCACCTTATCCATTTATTACTCTAATTCTTTTAAACTGATTGAGCGGTTACAGTCAGAA